TTGACCACCAATCAAATTAACGGGCTTAATGCCGTAAGGCGCACTAACGATAGGATAAGCCATTTAATTCTCCATTTAAAAAAGTTTAACTTCCTCTGCCAAAAGTGGTCGAAGATTTATTCTCTTTAAAGAGAGGCATTCTAGGATCACTTTGACGCATTAAACTATTATCTACAGCTTCCGTCTGAGCTTGTGTTTGATTATCGTAATGTTTCGTACGCTGTTCAATAAACTCAGTTGGAGTTTTGCAAAGTAATAGCCCGCCAATCTCGATGTTGTCTTTAAACTTACCATCGGTATTAGCTAACAGTTTAAATTTTGGTTGTTCTTCAATACTGACTGGCTCCCACCCTTCCCTAAATTTTGCTGAAATATTACGGGGGTCAGAGTTAGTTAGTGTTGAAACACGAATCCAACGATAGGAAAACCCAGCCTGCTTGTCGGGCTCAGGGAGAAGTTCCGGTGGCATCCACTGTTTAGGACGCTCTGTAAATTCTCTGGTTTTTAATTCACGAGATGCTCTTGTGTCACTCATTTTATCGCTCCAATTTTCTTGCTTCGATTGCATATTGTTCAGGGGTTAAACCTAATTTTTTTGCTATATTAAGTTCACTTGTTTTAAGCTTAACTTTGTTAGAGTTAGTGCTTCTTGTTGCAGGTGCCACAACAATTGAATTTTTCTTAACTCGCTCAGGTGGCGGTTCTTCATCTTCAAAGTTTTCAGGGAACCTTCTGCGTATTGTCTTGTCCAATTCCGCATAATACCGATCAGAGCCGGGTACAACACCGCTATTCTTAAGTTTTTCGTGCAAACCGTAAGCCATTGCAGTCATTTCCTCATCCTGACCAAACCATGGATTGCGTTCTTGCCACGCAATTGCTCTGTTATCAGGTGGTGGAGGCTGTTGTACACTCCGTTGGGGTATTTTTACATCAATTTGCTCTTCTTGTAAAGGAGTAATGCGAAAATTTTGTGTTTCTCGCACTTTCATAGACGCAACATTGAGTAAATGTTGTGCTTCTGTCATTGCATCTACGTCTCCTGACTCATATGCCTCTTTATATGCACGTTTTGCCATTTGAAGTTCAAGATTTGCTGAATGTTGGATAGTATCTACATAAGATTTTTCTCCTCTTTCAACAATTTGCTTAAATTTATTACGCTCATCCATTAATTGACGGGCTAAATAAATAGCTTCTTGATGTTCCCGAAGCGCTGCTTCTTTTGCCCTGCGCTCATCGTGCATTGCCTTCTTTAATTGACTTATTTTTGAGCGAACATCCTCGGTATATTGAGTTAATTCGTCTTTTTCTAACTCGTCAATCTTTTCTTGTGACATTGGAGGCTTACGATTCCTATCTTCAGGAGGTGTATCGTCTTCAATTTCTATCTCAATATTTATATTTTCTTCGGGTTTTTCAATCCGAACGCTCATATTTTCTTGATTTTCTTCCAATTCATCAGGAAATCTATATTCTGTTTCGTTTTCTGCCATGTTATTCCCCTTATGCTCGTGTAATGCCACGTGGATCTTCAACTACAGCTTCCACAGAGTCATCATTGATTAATCGAAATTCTTTACCATGTATTTTTAGTCGTGTACCTGAGTTAGGTCTTGCTAAAATAAAATCGCCCACTTGACACCAAGGTCCTGTAGGAAACTTTTCTTTATCTTGATAGCAATCAGGTCCCATTTTTATAACAAAAAAGACAGTTGATAAGACTTCTTCACGATATATTGTTGAATCTGCCTTTTCTAAAACTGAACCATCAAAGGTTTTTTCTGCGTCAGGGATGGCTACTAGCATGCGATAGCCCATAGGGTCAGGTAATTGTGTTGCTCTTTGTTCGGGATCCTTATGCAGGGTTCCGACTACTTCTGGATTTGTTGGGTTTGCACCAATTAAAATCTCCATTATTTCTCCAAGTTGTTTAAACGGCTAATCAATATCTGCGTTGACTTCCATTCGGTTTTTGAGGTCTACGATAACTGCACATGCGGACTCAAGACCTCGGATTTGTCCACATATATACCTGTATTCTTCTATAGTAGCTACAGAACCTTGGGCTAAACTTTGTGCAAGATAGCCCATACGATCCTTGTATTCACTAAGAAGAAATTCAAGATTCTTATCCATTAATCACCTTTTCTTTTGTTTTCTTCAGCCACTGCATGTTTCATGCTGTCATGCAACAACTCTTCTTTTGTTAATTTACGTTTTTGTTGTAAATTAGCAACTTCTTTTAAAACATCCATTTTCATTTCACTCTTCTTGAGTTCAATTTCAGCTAATTTGGATGATGCATCTGCCTGCATTTTTTCTTTCTTACTTGAAGCTATCATCTGTTGTGTTTGGATTGCCGCATCATGTTGCGCTTGAATTCTTGCCTGTTCAATCTGAATTTGCTGTTGTTTCATTTGAATTTCGGCAGCGCTTGTTTGTTGTTTTAATTGCAATTCTGCTTGCTTGAGTTGCATCTCTTGCTGTTGTAACTGAACCAACGGGTCTTGCGCTTTTTGTTGATTCTGTTGTTGTTGCATTTCTGATTGATTTTGTTGCAATAAACGTTGTGAGGCTTGTGCCAACATGGGAGCCAACTGTGCTTCCACTTGTGGATCCATGTGCTGTTCTTCGCCTGACTCATCCATTTGTGGCGGTAGGGAAAACCCTAGCTGTTGCTCAATTTGCACTCGATATTCAAATCCTAAATGCTCATTGATGTGTGCCATCATAGATGCTTGCAGTTGCGGAGCCATTGGATTATTTTGCAATAACATCATAATCTTAGGATCTTGCATCGCAGACATGTGCACTTGAATATGTGCGGGGTGGTTTTGATAAGCAAATGCTTTAACCGGTTTGCCCATCAATACATTTTGATTTTCTGAAACAGGGTCGGTTGGCTTTTGGTCTGAATCTAATGGAATTAACTTATTTGCATGTTTCATGCCAATCACCTCAAGCATTTCACGGTGCAATAAAGGCATGTTATATAACTGTGGTGCCTGACTTGCTAATTGCAGAACTGCTTGATATTTAACAATTTTTTGTGCCATGGTAGCGGCATTTGGATCGCTAACAGGAATTACATCACAACATTCATAGTCTTCTTTTTTGACATAACGACTACCTTCTTCAGGTTCATAGTCATAGTCTTCACAATTCTCAGCAATGATTTCCTTGAGCAATTGGAATTCTTGTTGCATGGAGTAATAGATACGTGCTTGAATAGCAGATGTCATCTTTAAGGTACGTTCCAAGATAGCCATGGTAGTTCCTACCGGCGCTTGGCTTGACATGTCTGAAATCTTTAAATCACCTGCACTAGCAAAAGCTCTTGCCTCTGCCATGATGCGGTCAAGCAATTGCGCTAAGACCTGACTTGGTTCTTTGTATGGCAACGGTAAAATGTTATCTTTGATGGCTCCGCTTGGTACATCTACATCCCTAAACTCTCCTGGCGCTATAGGTGTGTCATCTCCTTTAACACGTAAACCACGAGTTTTAAACCCTCCTGGCAGATTAGATAGTGTTCCTGCATCAACCAATTGGCGGGTAATGGAAGTACCTGACTTGGCATAAGCACCAAGAATATGAATAAGTCCAAAACAATAAAAACCAAAACCCGGTATATATCCATAATGAACGAAGTGTTGACGTTTTTGATTGCTTTCATCTTCTTCCTTCCAATTTCTACGAATTGCTAGAATGGTAGATGAACCTTTTTCAATAGTAACAATGTACGGTAATTTAATTCCCGTTGGATTACCTTCTTCATCTAGATCTTCATACCCTTCTAAGTCTAAATCGACCATCATTTCTAGGACTTTGTAACGACTATCCATTGTTGCTCGAAAGCCTAGTTTTTCTGCAATTTTCTTTTCTACTTCATCTAAATCATTGGCAGGCTCATCTAAATCAACATCTCGATAAAATCCTGCAACCATGAGTCTACGTAAATCATTTTCTGTTTTACGCATGACATGGGTAACACGCTCGGCAGTTTCAAGACTACTTGCGCCATATGGCACAACAATGTCTTCTGCTGGCACGTAAATAGATGCTTGCCGTCTTAAGTGTGGATCAAAGTACACTTTCTTAAACGCATTACCTGAAAGACCTAATCCCCATAACATTCTTTCATGTTCAGGTCGGTATTCCTGCATTCTATCCATAAGTTGATAATTCATATCATCTTGGACACGCAATGCTGATTCTTTTTTCTGCGGTGTTTCTTTGCCAATAATTTGCGTTCTTACAGGACCTTGAGCAGGAAATGTTGCCATCATCGTCTCTGCTTGAAACTTGACAAGTGCTTCTGCTAGGATTGGATGATAGACTCCACAAGCACCTTCCCAAGGCTCACTTCTCTCTTCAATCTTTAATCCAAGGAGTTCAAGACCATCCACATAGGTCTGCATCCAATCTTTACGGGAATCTAAGTCATCCTGAAAATCACTCAATAACTCCTGAGCAATGATTTGCAGTTGACTCTCGTCCATCTCTTCTGCAAGATTTCCTTCAAAACTAATGGCAGGACTTTCTACCTCTTCTTCAAATCCACTTTCATCGCCTAAATCAATTTCAATTTCAATTTCAGGTTCATCCAATAAACTTTCAATACCCATTGGTGCTTGAGAAAGAGATTTTTCGATTGCCATATATTATCCTTAGTAGTATGCCACTTTGCGTTTAAACTCTTGAACTTCATCAGGTTCATCGTTGTTTAAACGAATAAATCCACCCTGCCTAAATCTTAACAGAGCCTGACTAGTTGAGTCTACTATGTCATCATGATCGCCATTTGGAAAACTAGCACATTCTTCTACAACCTCTTCTGCCCACCTGAGGTCAGGGCACCAAACAAAACCTGAGCGAAACAAATCAGACACAGCGTTTACACGGGCTATTTTATCATTACCTTTGCTTGGTGTATATTCCTGCAAAGGAATTCCCATTCTGCGCATTTCATAAATAAGAGGAGCTCCTGCTGCCTTTTTTTCCACAATCAAGCTATCAGGATTCCATTCTTTGTACAATTCAAATGCTTTTTCTTTGAGTTCAGGGAATTCTAGTCTGCCCTTAAAACAATCAAGCAAGATAATATTGGCTTGTTCCATGCCTTTATCATCAGGATGGTAGAAGATTCCCCATGTTGTACAGACAGAATAGTCCGCCCTGTTATTCTTTTCAAAGGCAGTGTCCCATGACTGAATCAAATAATCACAAAACGGTGGGTTTTCTTGCTCCCATATCTTCCAATATTCCCGTTTAATAATAGCGCCTTCTTCTGAGGTAGGATTCTGTTGATATTGTGCTTCCCATTTACCAACAGGGAGTTCTGCTTTAATAGCATCAAGCTCTTCTTTACTCCAAAATTGGGGCCATTGTGGCACTCCTGAGGGCATTAAAGCAGGCAATTGAATGACTTCCCACTCATTACTGCCATCTCTTTTTAAGGAATTATCAATAATCTGTCCTGTTAAATCCTTTTTTGACCAACGGGTCATCACTACAATAATTGAACCACCTGGCTGTAAACGCTGACGAGGACCTGAAGAAAACCATTCATAGACTCTGTCATACACCTCAGGATTACCTTGCATGGCTTCTTGTTCCGAATGTGGATCATCAATAATCAATACATCCGCACCTTTACCTGTCACTGCACCACCCACACCAATCGCAAAATAATCACCTCCTGCGTGAGTATTCCATCGTCCTGCCGCCTTGGAATCACTTGATAGCTTGGTTTCAAAGATGTCTTGGTACTGCGAGGTGTTGACTAAGTTTCTGACTTTCCTACCAAAGTTCACTGCGAGTTCCGATGTGTGGGCAGTTTGAATAATCTTCTTATTAGGGTATTTACCTAGAAACCATGCAGGAAACATGAATGATGCAAACTCGGACTTAGTATGCCTTGGTGGCATGTTGATAATTAGTCTTTTGAGCTCGCCTTTGGCGACCCGTTCAAACGCTTCTGCCATGATTGCATGGTGTTTACCAAAGATAAAACCGGGCCACATCCTGTTAACAAACGGCAGGAAGTACTGCCTTGCTCTTTTTTGATTGTCATCATCAAGGACAATCCTTATCTTGGGCACATCAGGATGGTCTTTGGGTAAAGACACTAGCCTATCCATGTAGGCTTTTAACTGCTCCTGCGTGAGTAAATTGTCTATCACAAGGAAACCATCTTATCCACGGATTTATCAATTACTTTCAGGGATCTAATCATGTGAGGTTTCACGTGAAGCAATCCTTTTTTTTGCAAGGAATGAATAATTCTATGGATATTACTCTTACTCCTCAGGTTTAAACCAATAGCAATCTCTTGATATGACGGTGGAAAACCCTTCATCTTGATGTACATGGAAATAAAGTCCAAGACTATTTTCTGACGCTCTGTCATAATTTTACCCTGTCAATCAATTGTTCCATCTGCTTTTTAGCTTCATCCTGCATGATGGTATTTTTTACATCTTCAAAGATAAATAGTAACTTGAGTCGGTGAGTCCTAGACAACTCATTTAAATAGTTTATGACCATAAAATCTTTTTCAGTCAATTCACTTGTTTTCATTTTATATATATCCCCCCATGTTTAAACAGGAAACGTTCATGGGTAGTATTCCATAGAAACGTTTCTATGTCAATGGGTTTAAACAAGAAGGGGGTGGGGGGGGGAACGTTCTTGTGGGTAATTAGTGGTGAGGGAATGAGTGGAATAGACTGTAAGGATGGGTAGGTACCCTTTCCAAAAAAAAGGGGTCATAGGGGTCGCAACTTTACCATATTAGCGTTTAAACATCGTATACCCCCCAAAGCCTTATAAACAAAGGGTTTCAAAGATATCATCACTGTTTAAACATCATAGTCGTTTAAACGTTTAGTGTGTTAGATCTTGTCGAACCTTGTTAGTTTCATTGTGTAGATTCATTGATTGCTCTAGTTCTTTCTTGAGTTGGTCAATGTCGTGAACATCAGTCTTTGTTTCGACCCTGTCAGTAAACATGCCTACTGACTTGCCAAGCAGTTCTAGACTGCGTATGCGTAGTGACAGTGGATTGTCTTTGTGCATAGCGTGGTCGTACAGTTCGTCTAGCACTTTCTGACGTGTCTTGAGTTCCTCTTTGAGTATTGCTTCTTTGGTGACGTCAGTGAGAGACTCGATTAAAACATTTATCCTTACATCCCTCATTAACCTGTTCGCAAGTACCATAATGCTTGCTTGTGTTGACTTCGAGCAGTCATATGCTTTCTGTACGGCATCTCTTGGTGAGTCACCTAGTGCTACATATGTAGCAAATGCTCTCATCTTGGCAGTGAGTCTCTTATCCTTGAGTACAGTACTTGCCTTGTGTTTACTGTCTGTCTCTAGTTTGTCTTCTTTCTCTTGTTTAGTGTGTACACCATATGGCAATCCATTTACTTTCTTCTTTGGTGTACTACGTTGTACGGCAGACCGTATCGCTTCGCTATAGTTGCCCTCGCCTACTTTGATATCACTGTTCTCAAGTAACGCACTATCTAAGCCAATGTTTACAAGGCTCTCAGGTTTCTTATCTTCATTCATGGTTTTACTCTCTCATCAGTTTATGCATCAATGATTCAATGCTAATCGTTTAAACATGTGAAGTAAACAAGGTTCGCTATTCGTTCTCTATTCCTTGTGTTGTAAGGCTCTCACATGTTTGCTTGTTAACACCCTGATGATTCTTTTATATCTCTCTACGTCATGATTCAACTGTTTCGCTTCGCTATCTTCCCCCTGCAATATCTCAACGTTTAAACAGTCAGGCTCATGCAGTGAGCCAGTGAAAAATTTCCGTTAAAAAGTACCTGTCAGCCGTATTTCGTGTCTTTTTTGCACCCTTGTAAGTCATTGATTTAATTAGAATTGCACCAAAAGCATATAAACTTAAAAAAAATATTTGCAATACTGTTTAAACATGTGGTTATAATTGATATCAATGCAACACAAACAGTAATATCAGTAATACAAACGGTGAGTAACCACCGACACGTCAGAGCCTAGTGCGTGAATAAAGTAAAGAGGTCAACGTCAGGTCACAGTGCGTTGTAAAAGTAAAGGTGAAGCCAATATCAGGGCTATAAACTGTGCGTCAAAGGCTAGTAGTCAAGTTGAAGTGGAACTCAGCGAGATGAACGAGATGTGAGACGTGACCACCTAGACTACAGGGCTGACAACCTGTACGAGTGCTGATAGTTACCAAGCGATTGGTTGTTCTTTCTAATGCGATGTCATGAATCGCTGACGAGCAGTGCCAATGGTTCACTTCATAAACCATTCATTGCGTTGCACTTATCAGGTAGTAACCCTTTTAAACAGTGGCAACGTAGATAGTACTCAACGAGATTAAGTCTCATAGCGCATTGCAAAAGCAGTGTGCTAGAGGATTTATTTTCACTTAACAGGAGGATGTATGAAATCAAATCAAAAAATTGCTTGGCATCATGCGTTTGAAAATGATGGACTTGTATCTAAAAAACGTGCAAACGATGAAATCATCAGTCGTTTAGTAGACGAGGGCAAGTGTAAAAGTGGTGCAATTATTGCTTACGGCACATTGTCTTATTATTGGACTGACAACATGTACGCATTGGCTCGCAAGGGTCGTGTTAATTCAATTTCTTTAAGCGTTGCAATTGATTGCTTAAAAGATCAAATCGCTCAACAAGAAAAATTTATCAAAGAACAATTGGAGGTATTGAATGAAGATTGATGGTAAACGTTTTATAACCAACAAGGAGGTTGTATGACTGTTTTATTTCCTGATGACCCACGAGCAATTCGTGGCATAAGACGTAAAGTTCCCAAGGTCGCAGAGCCATTGGCTAGGATGGTTGACCATTGGGGTGCTAAATGTGAAGACTATGAGCCTGAGTGTTTATGTTGTAAGGCTTGGAAGTTGTTTGATGGTAAACGTTTTATAAGCGATGAGGAGGTTGTATGAATCGTTTCATTAATTTTGTTTTACACGTTGTCGGTGTCATCGTTATGCTTGGGCTTGGTTATCTCTTTGCTCTCGCTTTTATTTCTAATTCATAAGGAGGTCGTATGGCAGATATTCAAGAGGTAATTACAGACCATAGCACTATTGGTGAAGATGGTAAGGTGCGTGGCATGTTGCGATATGTTTACACGTCACCAACGCATTGGGGTCATGATGGTGTGTGTCGCATCATTGTTAACTTTAAAGTTTTTGGTCGTGGTGATATTGACATCAGTCTTGGTTGGAGTAGTGGTGGCACTAATCCTGAGTTCTCTCAGGAAGCAATTGCTGATGCCATGAGTGAAGCATTTGCGATGGCAAAAAATAGAATCTTGGTTCTTAAAACACTTTACAAGGAGGTTTCATAATGGCTATTAATCGTGAACAATGGTTGGGCAATGCAGTTGAAGAACTGCGCCCTGTGTTTGACATCGTGGGTCATCCGTTACCTGAGAGCATTCGTGTGACGTGTGGCTTTCCATCCAAGCATGCTCGCAGTTTAAACAGAGCGATTGGTGAGCATTGGAGCAATCGTGCATCATCTGATGCGACACATGAGATCTTGATATCACCTGTCGTTGATGACCCCTTTGAAGTCTTTGGCATTCTCGTGCATGAGTTGGCACACAGTGCCACTGATGGTGACGGTCACAAGGGTCGCTTTCCTCGCTTGGTCAAAGACATGTGGCTCGATGGTAAGCCTACTGCGACAGTGGTAGGCAAGCGCTTTCGAGATAACTTCTCGGAGTTGGTCGAGTCACTCGGTGAGTACCCTCATGGTCACCTCAACGTCAAGGCTGACCGTAAGACGCAGTCAACACGCATGCTCAAGGCAGTGTGTGCCAAATGCGTTGAGTACGACCTGACAGGTAAGTTGAAGTCGCAGTACGTTATTCGTTTGTCAGACAAGTGGGCTAAGGTGGGCTTGCCTACGTGTCAGTGTGGTACACGTTTTACTTTATCTAAATAATCAGAAAGGCTAATCAAAATGTCACATGAAATTAAATCTTTATTGCAGTTCACATCCCTTGCACGCTTAAACGGTGCGCTTGTTCAATGTGGTATGCCACCTCAGTCGGTCAAGACGAGAGCGCTAGATGATGTTGTCTTGCTTGTTGCAAATGGTCACATTACTGTTGATGATGTTAAGTTGGCATCACCTTACGATGGAGCAGTGAGAGCGCCTAAGCCTGTCACTAGCAGTGGTGGTGACATCGTTGCATTACAACGCACTGTCGATGAGTTGACTGCGAAGTTAAGCACTGCGCTTGAAAGCACCAATACTGCGCTCACTGAGGTTGCATCACTTGATGAGCGCATCTGTCTCGTGGCTGAGTCTCGTAGTGCTAGTGACCCTACAACGATTCGTCACGAGGTTGCTAAGTTGTTTGATTCATTCAAGACTGCGCACTCACCTGAGGAGATGACTGCGATTGCTGATTCATTGCCTGTTGCCACATCAGTAATGAAAGTGAAAGACGTATTCAAGGGTCAAAAACTTTCTTACACCTTTGGCACTGAGAACGTGGACTTTAGCAACATGGATGTCTTTGTCTACAAAGATGATGCGCCTACTTGCTTGGATGACTACGTGTTTAACCCTCAACATTTGCACTCAGCACTCATCGCACTGCATGCACCTAACATTCCAATCAACACGTGGCTTGGTGGTGAGAGATCAACAGGCAAGACCGAGTTCGTCACGCAGTTGGCTAATCGCTTGGGTCGCAAGTTGTACCGTATTAACTTTGATGAAGCGATGGAGCGTGCTGAGTTTATTGGTGGTGACTCAGTGAAAGATGGGACTGTATTTTGGAGGGAGGGTATTCTTACCAAGGCTATCCAACACAGTGGTGCAATCGTATTGCTTGATGAGTTGTCATTCGCAAGACCTAACGCATTGGCAACACTGCACTCCATCGTTGAGCCTAATCCTAATCGTGGTTTAAACATCGCAGAGACAGGCAAGAAAATTTCTGTCAAGAGAGATGTCGTGTTCTTTGTCGCTGACAATACGCTCGGCTATGGTGACTCATCAGGTTCATTTCATGGCACACGTGAGATGAATACTGCATTGCTCGACAGGTTTGGTTTCAAGTTGAAGTTCGAGTATCTCAATGCTGATGATGAAACTAAACTACTTGCCAATCGTATTGGCATTCACAAAGAAGTTGCACGTGCAATGGTGCAGTTTGCTAACAGTGCTAGACAGAAAGTTGCAAGTGGTGTGTTGACTCAGCCACCTAGTCTGCGCTCGTTACAGGCTTGGGCTATCGGTGTGAAGAGTGGCTTACCTGTGCAGTTGGCTTTCACCAATGCAATCATTCGCAGTTACCCTGAGGATTGTCACGCAGAGTTACTTGCTATCTACACTGCGATGATTGATGTATCCAAATTAAAATCTTATATCTAGGAGGTTGTATGTTAGCAATCAATGCAAAGCGTGGCATCGAATCAGCCACACAGAAAGTGTTTCAATCAAGTGGTCGCAAGTTCTCTACATTCAAAATGCTTTGGCATGGTGCGACTGCCAAGGTAACATTCGATGACTCAGGTACTGCAATCATCGTGTTGCCAGCGATTGACGAAACAAAAGAGGTGAGCAAGAAATTATTCAATGACTTGATTGCTTATATCTTGCATGAGTTGGGTCATGTATGGTTCACCAACAACGCACCATGGCATGACACTGCTCGTGAACATGGCAAGTACGTTGGTACACTCATCAATGCTCTTGAAGACCCACGCATTGAGCGTAAGGTAATTGAGTCGGGCTATGCACCCAACAGTGCTGACCTGTTTAATTCGCTTATCAACAACGTGCTTGTCAAGGGTGGCTTTCCTGATGAGTTGACCAAGCAATCGCTACCATTCATCCTATGCGTTGAGGGTAGACGTTTAAACGGTTATGTAATCGACATCCCTGATTTGATTACAGGTTCACCCTTTGAGGAGCATATTCGTTGGGCGCTTGATGAAGCACACAAAGCACTCAACACAATGCGCATCGCTGAGGTTGCGCTTGAGTTGTACAAGCGACTCTTTGATGATGATGAAGAGGGAAGTGTTGAAGAGCCTGAGGAAGAGGGCAAGGATGGTGGCAAGGGTGGTGAAGAATCAGGCGATGACGAGGGCGAGAGCGAGAGCGAGGGCGATGGTAAGCCTAGTGGTGCTGATGGTGAAGACAAGGGCAAGATGAAAGACGATGGCACAGACCCTCGTGACCCTGAGATCAACGACTACATTGATGAGGAAGCAAAGCCTTTGAAGTGTGGCGCTGATAAAAGAAGTTATAGACCTGTTCTCAACTCAGAGCAGTTGTTTGAATTTAATATTGTTTAATGGAGTCATCATGAAAAGAAAATTAACAATCAATAGAAGTGAAGCGACAGATAGTTTCAAGGCTAAGTTCGATGCAACACCCTCAGGCTTTGGTGCAACACGTGCAAGTCTCTTACGTTTGCTACGTGCCAATGACTTGGTTGGGTGGTCGCACTATGAAGAGTCAGGCAAATTAGACCGTAAGGCTTTCAGTCGCATGGCTTGTGGCAGTACGCAAGTGTTCAGTCATCGTGACTACAAGGAAGCACACAAGTCGGCAGTATCAATACTTGTTGACTGCTCAGGTTCAATGGGCGCTCGCATGAGGTTGACTGCATCGGCAGTGATTCAATTGGTCAAGGTGTTTGACAAAGCAGACGTCTCATACAGAGTCTTTGGCTTTGACTCAGAGCATGAGTCGGACACGCAAGAGTTACCCGATGGTAGTTTATACATACCTGAAGATGTTCGCTTCTATGCGTTTAAACATTGGGGAGAGACATTGCAAAAAGCAATACCGAAACTTGGTGCGATAGAGAACTGTGCATTTCGTGGCAACCCTGATTATCAGGGCTTGCTCTTATCCATCGAAGACCTCGCCAAGCGCCCTGAGAAGCGCAAGGTATTGTTCTTTCTTACGGACTCAGGTAGTGTTAACGTTACCCACATGAGGTACTTGGATGAGGTTGCAACGAAGTTGGGTATTACCTTGATAGGTGTTGGCATACAGGCAGATGGTGTGCGCAAGACTTACAAGCATGCAGTAGTTATTAACGACTTGAGTGAGATGGCATCTCAATCATTTACAACGATGTTAAACGCAATTAAATAAACCGAGGGGCTTGCCCCTCATTAAGGATAAGAAATGAAATTAGATAGTCAAGAAGATCAGGATTTTATTAGCACGCTCAATATCGTGGGTGAAACAATTCATGGCAAAGATATGGATGTAGTTGTACCTGTACTTATGTCATTACTTTGTTCATGCGCTGAGTTATCTAATATGAAGCCTGAGAAATTAATTATGTTTTTTATTGCATCAGTATCCTCGCATTTTGCGATACCTGATGATGAGTCAATTCACTAAGGGGGTTATATGAAAGTTATTATTTGTTTAGAGTTTAATGGTGTTGATGCTAACAGTGATAAAGCCGATGCTATTGTTGATAGCATTACGCAGTCATGCAGTGGCATGCAATTAGATTTTGGTGCTTCAAGTTGTTGGGTTGATGATGCATCAAATGATGATGGAGTTTTTATGATTCAAAAGTATTACGGAGATGGTCTTCTTGAGGGATGGCAAAACGTGCGTGATGATGGGAGGTTGTTTGATTCTAAGCAAGAAGCGCTAGAAGAATGGTTCGAAGAAGAACTTGCAGATGGCTTGGACATAGGAACGCATTTGTTGCCTGATGATATTCGTATTGTTGAAATTAAAGGGGTTATATGAAAGGTAAATACAAAAAGTATACGGTGGTGGGGCATGGTGGTATTAACTGCTCATGTTGTTGCAATCGTGGTGGTAAGCCTACAGTTAAGCGCATCGCTAAACGTAGATTAAATCGTGCAGTTCAAAAATTAATTATGGAGGTTTTAAAATGATATGCGAAGAGGGTTACTCAGGTACTACACCTGTAGAAGAAAAGAAGTTAACAATTAGCAAATCTAAAGCAAGAAAGTTGAAGTCTGAAATTCAAGGACTGATTGATGAGTTGATTGATGAATCAATCAATGAGCGAAACAGTGGAACTGTTAGTAAGTTGGCTGACAAAATTAGCATGCGAATCAATTACAAATTATTGCAATTAGTTAATGCAATTGGAGGTGAAAAATGAAATGGAGTCGCATAGGTAGTCAAGTGATCAATCGTTGTCAAGTTGGATGGCAACGCAGAGGTGATGAGTTTCAAAGTTACATCATCTATCCTGAGGGTTCATCAAGTTTTACAACATCATGGAGCAGTGCTGAAGCGCAACGCAATTACATTGAGTTCATCGAGCAAGCGAAGGATTACCATGTCAGCGTTTAAACACTCAGTAGAAACAGACACAGGGTTTGTTGTTGAATATGCCAAGCAAGGTAAATCATGGGTCACATCGGTATATCACTCAGGGTATGTGGTGCGTGAGTTGAATGTAAGTTGTATTGAAGAAGCAAGAGCGTTGTTTGATGTATGGTTGGATGAGTTTAAGGAGGATGCATGATGCAAGGGATTATATTATTCATCATCCTATTTATTATTTTTTATTATTTATTTAAAGGCTAATCATGAACATAAAAGAATTGAGAAATGTTTTAAACACTTTACCAAGCGAGTACGATGATGTTGAGGTTCGTGCAGATGTTGGAAGTGATGACGATGTTAACTTATGGCTTCATGCATTTACACCAATACCCAAAGGTAGAAGTGGTTATGAAATGCATGGTGAGTTTGTTTTACATTTTACAGAATAATAGGGAGTTTAAACAATGAAAGATTTTACCAGCAAAGATTTTGAGCAGTTACAGAAAGAGTTTGGTCAGTTGTTAAACACGTTTGAGATGACTAAGGAGATGTTTCCTAATGCCAAGAATGAACGAGCGTTGGAGTTGGCTAAGTCGATTCAAAAAAATTTACATTTAATTAAACCAAGTGAGGGTAAGTGATGAATGAAGATGATTACAACGAACGGTTATTGATGGCTCACCTTGATGAGCAAGACACCTACGATGAACTGATCGAGGAAGAGAAAGAACTTATCCTAAGTAATTTGGTTGTGGGTGATGTGGAAGACTTCTACCTGTTGGAATGTTTAGAGAGCGTACAGGATGAGTTGGTCGAATCGCTCGCCAAAAACGAAAACGACAAAGTGCTTGCTATCTTGCACAATGTTTTTAATGACCGAATTTTTTTGATGGCTAAAGAAAAGGTTGACAATATGTAATTGATTCCCCCTTGGAGAAATCCTTGGGGGATTTTTTTTGCCTGTAATTTTTTGCGTCTTTATTTTTTTATGATACTAGTTGATAGTCTTTGGGTTGGCGAAATCGGTACGCTCCCTGCAACGTATCAATTTTGTCTGCCCGTTTAAACGCTGATGTACGGCAGGAAGTACTTAATGCACATTTTAAAAGTCATCCACAATCTCCATGTAAGTTCCTGTGTTCTTGACGTACTCAAGTTTAGTCTCTCCCTGAGTTCCTATCCAACGATAGCGACACTTCCATACGGCAATCTCGACATGATGCTCTGCTCGATGAACCGTAATTCCATTATCTGCCTTAGCCCACCATGCCATTGAACCACTAATCGCCATACCATCAGGTCGAGGCAAGTCCATGCCTGAGCGTGTTATCTTGCTTGGGTGAGCGATGAACCATACGTGAACATCATAAGCCTTGGCGAATGCTTGAATCTTGGTCAGCATGTTTGAAATGAATTCATGCTCACTGCCACCTGATTTATTCTCAATGTAGTTGTAGGGATCGATTACCAAACCCCGAATACCCATACGAGTTACTGCTATCTTGGCTCGCTCTAGTACAGAATCAATACTTGTGGGCTCAATTGTTTCAGAATCCATCATGATGAAATGATTCTCCACCCATTTAAACGCTTCTTCTTTCTCCTCTTTGGTCATTCGATTCTTGCCATCAAAGAATCGTTTCTCCTTGTATATCTCCATGAATCTTGAGATATGAATCTCAGGCTGATTCTCAAATGAACATACGGCAAACTTCCAATCATGGCTACGTGCAAGGTTGACCATGAGTTGATCAATAAAGTTAGACTTACCTGAGGATGGATAACCTGTTACCACTGTGAGTTGAGACTGTGCTACCGTGTAAATGGTGTCTACATTGGTATAACCCGTAGACACACCTTTGTTAGTTCCCTTATTCCATAGGTCGTTTAAACGCTCTAGAAATTTTGCAGGTGAAGACAATCCTGAAACGGGGTATGGATCTGCGTTTGTAATAATTTCCTTAACCTTGTCTGCACCTTCGGCAAGTAATGCTTCGTTTAAATCCTTGTACTCTGATTTGGCGATACGGCATCTGTCCTTGCCAATTCGTCTTGCTAGTTCCTCGGCAAGTGCTTGACCCGCTGAGTCGTTATCTGTTGCAATAATGATATAGGGCACCTTGCTTAATACTTCATGAGCATTCCATACAAATGCAAACTTCTTGTCTTCACTCGCATCCACCTTGCCATCTTTGACTGCCATGGGTGCGCCATTAGGTACAGAAAGCACGTTGGGAATGCCACATTCCATCAGGCTCAGTGCATCCATTTCACCCTCAACAATGACGATGGGATGGCTAACATCCACATCATCAATCCCAAAAAAGTCGTGTGCTCCACCATCATCTTGCAAAAAGTCCTTGCCCTCAATACTGCGATATTTGGATGAAATGTATTTGCCATTTTTAAAATAAGGAAAGGCAATCGCATCAGTACGTTTGTCTAGTTTTCTAAAATATTTTTGAGCTGAAAATAATTTGGCTTGCTTGGCAGTTGCCTCTGATATACCACGTGATATTAAAAAATCTAAATGTTGAGGTTGTAGGCTTGTCATGGAAACTACAGGTTGCTCTTTCTTCATTGGTATCACGTTATATCCCCTCGGTTCAGAACTGTAAAAGCCACGTTCATGGCAATGATGGCAGTAATACCGATAACCATCATCGGTACGTGTAATTACGAAATCTTCTACATGTTGCTTTCTGCGTGATGGTGTGCAGAATGGGCAGATTGCCCTTGCAGAATCGGCAATATATACCGACTCAATTAGTTGTCCTACATTCATTGTTTTAGCCTTGTTACTTGTTGTCTGATTTATTCTTTGACTTATCCCTCAGTCGCAGATTCCCCACTGTTGTTTTCCCACCTTTACGAATTGGCTTGACATGGTCAATGTCTTTGCCACTTCTGTCTACACCTTTCTTGTCATACAAACGTCTTGCCTTTTGTCGTTCAAGAAATCCTTCTACATCACCACGTTGTTTCTGTAGTTGATACTCATGCTTCCAATCTCTTTTCTTTGTTGCCATGTCTTGTTCCCTGTACTACCTAGTGTTATGTACTACCTAGTACCTTGCCCTCGGAGAGGGCAGACCTAGCCTTATCCTATGTCTGCCTTCACATACGTTGCCCTACGGTTTCGGTATGACCCGACA